GGGGAACTTTGTGGAGCCGTAGTGGAAGCTGGAGTAGCCTCACCACCTTTCTCTTGTTTTTTATCTTTACCACGAAGGGCAAACCCCAACATGCCTAAAGCGGCAAGTGCGGCTAAATCTCTATTGCGTGCCATGATGTTTCCTCAGCATTTACCGCCACGTTTCATGGCAATCTGCATGGCTTTTGTTTTGCCTTTTTTGGCAATTCCATCAGCAGAACGTGTAAATCCCCCAGCCTTCATGCCTTTAGGCTCTTTGGATTCCATCTTTGCATAAGCTGTAGGAGACATTTTGCCGGACTTGATTTGCCGAGCAAGCTTTGCTGAAGGCTCTTCTTTATGCCCTTCAGACTTCTCACCACGGGCAAAACCACGCTCAGAAATCTTTCCAGACTTCAAGGCTTTGGCTTCTTTCAGTTCTTCCCCGTAGGTTTCTTTTCCACCAAATAGTTTCTTAGCCATAGTGTCACCACCTTTTGAAAAAAGACTAGATTTCCCGTGAAAAGTTTTAGGCTTGTTTACAACTTGCCTATCAGGGCGAGATTTACTTTTGTCAGCCTTGATGTAATCTTCACCAACGCTCATTGGAACGCCTGCTTTCTTGGCAAATGCTGGGTTATTAGCCACAGCCGCCATGAAATTATGTTGCTTCTTGCTAACTGAGGGCACTTCTGGACTCCTTGATCATCAAATCAATTTTGTCATTTAGCTTTTCAAACTTGGCGTCCATGTGTGCAAGCACACGTTCTATTTCTGCTGGAGTAACAGTGTCACGGGCGATTTCTTCCCTTGTCTTATTAAGCAAAATAGTTATACGCGCCAATTCATCAGACTTTTCGCGTAAGTTCCACCCCAATAAAGCGATAAAAACCGTCAGTATTGTGTTCCAGACAATCGCATCCATCTCAACATTTCCACGCCCGCAGGCTTTTATTAATCCTCGAATCCGGGTCTTTTGCGGTTTTTGCGCTCGTTAGCTTCTTTTTCATCCCCTCCATACGGGCGCAGAAAGAGTCGCGGCGTTTGCCGCCCTCCGGTTGGGGGGCTTTCAATCCGGGTTTCCCCGGATTCGCCTTGTTGTAGGAAGCTCGGCCTTTGGCGTTTAGCCCACCGTTCGGATTCTTCCCTTCCTTGCGCGTCCATGCTGGGGACTTAGCCATAAAACACCGTTACTTTAGCTGCGGTGGGTAGGGTTACATGAACGTCCGTATAAAACAAAATACCCTCTCCGGGAATTAAGTTTGAAAACGGGTTGTTTGTATTAGCAGGGATATTAAACTGCAACCGAATAGTGCCGCTAGCACCACCATCGCGGAAAATAATGTCACCTGCCGTACCGCCGGACAAGCACTGATAGCCTTTCACGCGAGTACGCTCAGACACCATAGTGCCAGTAGCCTCAACGTGAGACGACTTTACATCGTATTGCATCGCCATGATGCGCTCCTATCAGGATGCGGAGATAGCGGCGCCGGTATCGCAACGCAGCCAGTCAGTGCCATCAAAGAAAGCAAGAATAGGAGAACCAGCAGCGCCGTTGCTAAAGTACGCAACAGAACCGACAGAGGCGGTGGTAGGAGCGGTAGCTACGGTAAAAACACCAAGATTAACTGGGCCAGAAAAAGTAGTTTGGGCCATTTTGAACCTCACATGCGAGTTGAGGTATATCTGTCTGCATGTCGTCAGCCGGGACTGTCAGATATACCGGAAAACCCCGGAATAATGTCAATATACACTAAAAGAAAAGGGGCCGCAAGACCCCTTTTCTTACTTCTTCATCAGGTCGAACCCTGAGAACCCCAAATACCGAGGGGATCAGACCAACCGAACGAATAACGCTCACGAGCCTTGTAACGGACGTTGCCGGTATCAAAGTCGCCGTCCATCGAGTTAGCCAGAGGCATACGCTCGAAATGCTTCAGACCGTTAGGAACGTCAGTGGTCAGGAACCAAGCGTTAGTGTCGGTCAAGAAGTGGTTGACGGTGAAGCCTTCAGGGATTGCGCCCATCTGCTTCAGTGCGTTGATGTCGTTGTCGGCGGTTGCCACACGCAGTTCGGTGTCAAGCAGACGCTTAGCAACGAACATCAGGCTGGGCGGAATGACCAGCTTGCGGGGCTTGGCAGCGATCAACAGACCACGCTCATCAGTCCACGCAGCGATTTGAATCACAGCGTTTTCCAAGGCGGTTTCGTTGAGGTCAACACCAGTAGCAGGTGCATTGGCGTTAGTACCGCCAGACACCAGCGGGTGAGCCGTGCTAAACAGGGCAACACCGTCACCACCAGCATAAGAGCCATTAAAGCCGTTGTTCAGAACAGAGGCTGCTTTGACTTGCTTGGTGTATGACATGGCACGAGCCAAGGCTTTGGTGTAACGAGCAGACAGGCTGTCGTACAGGTTGTCTTCGATTGCCTCTTCGGTAATCGAGAAACCCAAAGCAATGGTTTCGTGGGTGTAACGGGCAGTAAATGCTTCTTGCGCATTGTCATAAGCGATGGCAGAACCCTCGTTTTTAACAGGTGCAGCAGAGAAGCCAGCCAGTTTGGTTTCCTCTTCAAAGCTACGCTCCGACTTCTCGGTTTCGTAGATTTCTTTATGCTCTTCACCGTAGCGTGCATATTCCATACCGAACAATGCGTTCAGACCGGGCAGCAGCTCCTTGAGCAGTTGTGCGCGACTAATAGCCATGATTTACTCCTTATACACCAGTAGTGTTGTTATAAGTATGGGTGTTGATCTTGACGACCATCTCCACATACGTGTCAGCACCAGTGGCGGTAGCAGGAATCACATCCACAATACGGATCGGCAGAGTGTTAGTCGTAGCCGTAGTATCGTCAATAGCCTGCTTGGAATCACCGGTATTAGCGTTGCCAGCATTCAGAACCACCGAAGTATTCTGACCAACAGCCGTACGTCCCAAAGAACCCATAGTCGTGCCGGAAGACACAACAGCTACTTGGAACAATGCACGGGGATCATCAACAACATAGGCAACCACGTCGGTCACACCAGACGACGGAGCGTACTGGGCTTGAACGGTTTGACCCGATGAGTTGGTGTACTGAACACCCACACAAACACCAAGTGCTTGAGGGGCAGCAGTGCCATCAGCGACAACTTTACATTTGCCAGAAGACAGCAGTTCGACAAGATCGCCATTATAAACAGCGCCAGAATCAACCGGCACTTGGCGAGTAGACCCCGCATACGGCGTACCACCAATACTATTGATTGGTTTAAAACCGTAGGGAGCGCTTACTGTAGGATAAGCCATTTAAAAACTCCTTGTTACTTAGAACCTGAACCAAAACCCCCACCGCGAGTCGTAGACGATTTCTTGTCCGAGAATAGCGGCATACGAGGATCATTGTTTCGCAAAAAGTGGTTGTCCACTGATTCCATCTGTCCTTGAGCCAAGTTATTGAAATACTCCTGACGAGCACGGTACTTTTCGGTAGGCATTTTGCATAGCATCAAACCGCCGATTTCCACGTTGCCAGTTTTTTCATTACCCATAAGCATCAATTCTGGATGGTCTTCTGCTTTCACCGGCATCCAACCTTCGCGCATTTTTTGTGACACGTTAGTCGGATTCGACTGCCCCAGAATATGAGTGGCTACCCAATGGTAAGTCCATCCCGGTTCAGGCGTCGGATCAGGCAGATTACTCGGCGGTACGTATACAGCACGAGCAGATTTATCGCGTGATTTCAAATCACGGGGGGTACGATCTTGTGTTTCAACCATTTTGGGCCTCCAGTTTCAAAATTTCCTGTGCATACTTTTGTGGGTCAAGATTAAACTTTTTAACCAACGCGGCTTGCGAAGGCGTAAGTTCAATCTTTCTCTTACCGGTCGAACGACTGGCAGGAGCTACAACAGATGCCGGTTTTCTAGCCGAAGTCCCACTAGACCGTGGCTTTTCGTCCTCGCCACCGAAAACTTCGGGAAACTTGGACTTCACGCGAGCGTCAATTTGCTCGAAATACTCATCAGAGCGGGTATCTACCCCGTTTGCTACTAGCTTTTGGTGCAGCCCTAGTGCAAAGCTGGTTACTTCTTCAAACCCTGAGGCACCGAACCACTGGTTTTTAGCCTGCCAGCGCAGTGTTTTTTCGTCCGGTCTAGCCTGTTGGGGCTGAATTTGTTGTGTTTGTATCTCGTTTTCTTGCGTTTGTAAAGGGGGTGGTGTGAAATTTTTTGCATTTCTCACTTCCCACTTAGCATCCGCAAGGGCTTCCTGAGCGGCGATGATGGCATCGGTGTCGTAGGCTTCCTGTGCTGCCTTCAACTCTTGACGGGCTTTCTCAAGACGGCTTTCCGCAGCCTGTCCAGCCATAGTCATATACTGTTGAGTACCGGTTTTTACATACTCTTTCAGACGTTTGTTCTCATCCATCATAGCCATAGCCAGCCGCTCAAGCTCCGCTTTTTCACGGGCAAGTGCTTCTTTGGCACGGCGCTCGTCGTGACGAGCATGGGTGAGTTCATTTAGCCGTTTTTTAACGCCATCTGTATATGTATCCAGTTCTTCATCTGTCGGATCAGAGACTTCCCGCTCCAGAGGCTTACGCCCCCGGTCTTTTTCTGGGGTATCGTCAACAATCTCGATCTCAACATCGTCACTATCTGCCTTAATACTAACTTCAATATCTGAAGCAGTATCTTTGGCTTCTTGATCAAGTTCATCTGGGAACTTGTAGCCGTCAGTCGCCATAGTTACACTCCTTAAATGCGCGTGATTCCACGCGGGTCTTGGACTACTGCATCCACCTGATCATCGTTAATCAAGCGGAACTCCTTGCCATAAATCTTGAATCGGGTACCGGAGTACGTACGAACCAAGATAAAGTCGCCCTCTTTACACCAAGCTCCGTTTGGGAACTTATTGGCGTCTTTGTAGGCATCTGGGCCGACTTTCAAGACGAACAGCACGGTGGTCGCGTGTTCTTCTTGTTTGAGAATGGATGTGGGTTTAACCAAATCCAAATCAGTACCGTCCATTTTTTCAGACACGTCTGGAACGATACACAGTAGTTTCCAACCAGTTGGAAGAGGTAGGCTTGTCGCTTTCTCTTCAGGAGCAGCTTCCTTTGCAGGGGCTTCTTTTGGCTGAATTGTGGGTGGCAGGCTAATGCCCGGAGGCAGAATGATTTCACTCATCTGATTGTTCAACTTTCTCAACAAGATCAATTAAATAGCGCTCTGCAAGGGCCAGACCTTGAATAACCCCGCAGAGTTTTTGATATTCTTCAAAAGAGCGACATTGCCCACCTGCCAAGTCATCGGCATAGTTGTTCATGTCGGTGCGTATCTTCTCGCGCAGTACGCGTGCGAAATCTTGGATCATTTAGTGGCTTTCTCCTTTTGTGGCTGGTTACGGATTTGTGCTGCCGTTTTCAACGCGTCCAGATCACGTTGTTTGGCGGCTTTATACTGATCTGCGGCAACTGTGGCAGTTAACCGCTGTTTCTCCAGTTGTAACCTAGCCAGCTCAGCTGCTGCGTCTTGCTGTAGCTTCTTCTGTGCAATCTGTATGTCTGCCTGCACTTTCATAGCCTTTGTCTGGGCTTCCTGCTGGCGGATAGCCAACTCTTGCTGCTGCATCTGAATAACAGGGTCTTGCTGTTGCTGCTGTGCCTGTTGTTGGGCAACTTGAGCCTGACTCTGCATTAAGACCTGTTGAGCGGCTTGAGCCATCATGGCAGACAGTTGTGTCTCCATCTCTGGCGGCAGTTCCTCGTCTTGAGGCGGCAGCGGCATCCCAAGCTGCTGCTCAATCTTCTGCCTGTAGGCAAACCCAACGTGCTCGGCAATATGCGCCATCATGGCGGCTTGAATCTGCGGTGCACGGGGATTCTGCCCAACCAACTGCATAACTATCGGGTCTTGCATGGCGGACATATGCACCTGAATATGGGACTGATGATCCTGATAGAAGAACGCCTTTAGTGGCTCCCCCTTCAGGCAGTTCATATTCTCAGACACAGGGTCTTTGGGTTTCTGATCCTCTGGCAGCGGCACCAGATCAGCGGCATTCTTGATACCCAAAACGTCCAACATCCCTCTGTGCAGTTTGGGCAAGTTGTAAATGTCGGGTGCCATCTGCGCCATCTGGATCACGGCTTGGTACTGCACAACGCGCTGGCTCATGGTCGCAGCGTTGGGGTCGCTCACCGGGATGATCTCTACGTGGCTGTAGTCCGATTTTTTGGCTTTACGGGGCGCATCCACCGGATCGTAGTCATAGTCGTCGTCCGTGTAGTCACGGATCAGACCAGCCAACAGTTTCAACTCCTGCTTGAACGAGAAGTGCAGACGGGCAGAAACAGCCGTC